TCTTTTGAATATAACCGGCTTTGGCTGCGCGTGTGAATACGCCACCAAGGGCCGAGTAATTGTCTAGGCCAAGCCCGGCGCTTTCCAGTGCCGCTACAACCATGTCGCTTACTACAATGCTATTTTCTTTTGCAACGGCTTCAATAACCTTGTGGGCTGCTTCACGCCATTGCTGGTCTTTACTGTTTGCCACTTTAAGCCTCCATTTCTGCTTCAAGCAATGTTAAATAAAATTCGTCACCGGTATGTAAATACGTTTCAAAGCACTCGCTGTTATGTTCGGTGGCCGGGTAGTATTTGCCGGCTACTTTGAAAATGAGCATTATTTCAGCACCATTGCGGACCACTTGGCCGGTTAGCTGGCGCAATTTGGTGTTGCCATTCATGCCCGGCTGCCCTCTCTAAGCTTGCGTAAGGCCGCATTTACGGCTGCTGCTTCGTTTCTAAGCAATATTTTGCGTGTACCGTCACTAGGTTTTGCAACCACGTGGGCGGCTTCTAAAACGGCCATAATGCGGTTTAGCTTGCCAATGCCCAGCCCGGTTGCTTTGGTTAGCGACCATGTGCTGGTGCGCCCGGTTACTGAAAGCGCCCGGCATACCAAGGCTACGTCTTCGGCCTTTAATGGCTTGCCCAGCATATCGTTAAACGGTTTGCGCGGTGTTCGCTGTTTCTTTTTCATAGTACCTCTTCCGCAAATTCATTAAGCGCGTCAGTAAAGGTGTAGAGCAAGTCTATGCGTTCTTGCATTTGTTCGCCGCGCTGCCCGTACTGTAAGCTTTCGGGCATGTTTTCCAGCGCCTCTTCCATTTCATCTTTTACAGCTTCAACTTGCTCGGCCAGATCGGCCGCCTTTTTCTGCAAAGCTTCAATTTGTTTGCGCCGGTTTGCCATAGTGCTATTTTACCTCGTCTTTCACGGCCCGTGCCAAAAAGGTAGGGTCGGTTAGGTTTTCAAGTTTTGCTGCCAGATCGCGGCGGCGCGCCAATTCAGCACGCCATGCCGCAATAAGCTGTTTAGCTTTGTGGACCAGAAACATCATTTACTTTTACCTTTTTGCCTTTTTTGGGTTCGTCTTCCAAAAATGCGGTGCTTAAATCATCATCGTCAAGCAAAAGCGCATCGTCCTCGGCTTCGGGTGCTGCCGGCGCTTCTGGTGCTTTGTCCGGGTCATATTGCGGTATTAGCGCCCCGGCTTCTTTATTGGCCTTGCGGTAAATACCGGCAAGCTTCAATAGTTTGTCGTAATCTTCCGTTTTAAGTTGCAACAGGTAATCAAGTACGCTGTTGTGATCAACGCCGGCGGCTTCGGCCGGTTCATCGTCCAAAAAATTGGCCGGTAGTTCTGGTTGCTTTTTTCCAAATAGTGACATAATCCCTATTTTCATTTATTTGCACGTGTAGTCGCGGTCGTCCCAATAAAAGGTGCCGTTATACTGCCACGTACAGTTATTTTGCGCTGCGTATTTTGCCATGTTTGCTTCTTGGCGTTGGCCTTGGGCGTACACCAGTGAAAGCCCGGCTATTAGCATTGCGACAAATACTAATGTTAAATTACTGTTTTTTGGTTGTGTTTGTTTTTGGTAGTGTCGCATAAGTTTAACCCTCCATTTCTAAGTTATGCTTATGTACTTACGATTGTAATACTAACCCCCTACCGTTTGCAAGTCTATAATTTCAAAGAGTGTTCGCCACGGCTTGTTAATCTGCGGAACGTAGACAGTAGACTATCTACCGCTTTTTGTTGAAAATCTTTTAGTTCAATCATTTTGTGCCTTTCTGGTCAAATATCCGCTTGTACACTTCTAATATGCTTTCGGGGATCGGACATAGTTCGACTTGACGGTCCAGATCAGCAAAATCACTTACGTAGCTATCGTTTGCTAGGCTAAACACGTAAACACGCACTGCTTTATCATCAGACAGTTTGGTTATCTCAGCTTTAGCTTCGTCGATAACAGACGGGTCAAACGCTATTACAGAATACGTATCTGCCCCTTCGTACGCCTTGAATAAGTCTTCTTCGACTACCGTTTCAAACGTATTTTCACGTACCTTGATCATATCGGTAGCACGTGCCACCAGTGCAACACGGGTTTGATCGGTGTTTTCGGCTTTGTCTACGAAACTCGTCTTGAAATAGCGAAGATTGGCAGGTATGCCGTCTGTGTTGGCGTATCCGTTTACTACCTTGCTAATTCGCTGATACGTAACATTTTCTGCAATGCCGTTTTCATTGTTTGTACACATAATAAACTTACGCCTACCGTTATCTTTTTTGTTCAATTTGATTATGGCGTGTCCTGTAGTGCCAGAACCAGCAAAAAAGTCCAGAACCGTAACGGCTTTATTGTTGGGGTACATTGAAATTAGGTATTCTATTAGCTCGGTTGCTTTCGGAAAATCAAAGGCTATACCCATTTTTTTCAACATCTTTGTTGATGATTGCGAGTCAAAAAAGATTGAAGATTTAGGTGTCTGCTCCATATAATCTTTCAAATATCGCTTTGGGCGTGGCACAATAGTTTCGTCTTTGCCAAACTCAAACAAGCCTTCTTTAATTAGGCGTTTAATCTCTTCGTCTTTGTAACGCCAACCGCCGTCGGGTACGGTGCAAGGTTTATTTGTTACTGGGTGCATAACAACAGATTTAGTGTTGCCATTTTTTACACCACCTGGGTTGTCAGTTCGATAAACGCCCCTTTTATCAGCAAAAGTAAAATGATCTAAATCATAAAATCTCGGATACTTTACCAGCTCCAATAATTCTTTGTGTATCTCGTCTGAACTTAAACCACGTGATACAAGTTGATTTGCTCGTTTACTAAACTCATCAACGTTGTTCTTTCGTACTCGCCAGCCACCTTCGAGCAAGGAAATATCTTTGGCATAGACAAGCACGTATTCGTGAGAAACACCAACATATTTTGAATTATTCTTTGAAGAATTTGAATTGACAATAATAGGTGCTACGAAGTTATTAGCATTAAACACATCGTCGCACAACAGCTTCAAGTGTGCTTGCTCGTTATCGTCAATAGAAATGAAAATTACACCACTAGGTGATAATAATTGCTTGGCAAGCTCCAATCGTTTCTCCATAAACGACAACCATTTGCTGTGCCTAAAACCGTCTTCTTTATCAACGAAGCGGTCATTATACACAAAATCTTTACTGCCCGTGTTATATGGTGGGTCAATGTAAATAACGTCTATCTTGCCAGCGTGTGTATAGTTTAGCGTTGAAAGTGAATGGTAGTTGTCGCCTTCGATGATAAGGTTTGTCGGTTGATCATTAGCCTTCGTAATAGCACGTTCGGTAACTTCAGTAAGGACGGGCAGTTTAGTTTCACAGTCGATAGCCACTTGTTCGGGTTTGTCTTCCCAGACCAGCCCAAACTTCTTCGTCTTTTTTAACGATTTTACAAGTTCGACTAATTCTTCTTTGGTGTAATCTTGAAGGCTTTTGGACACGCAACTCACTTCGCGCCATTCCAAATTACCAATAGGTTGCTGGCACATTAGGCATAGTTTTTTTGGTACCAGCGCCGGGTCATAGCCGGCCGTCATTACTTTGCCATTTCCGTGTACTGCTGCCAGTATTCGGGCCACGTATCTTTAATTTTTTGTAGGTTGGTGCTATCAGCGCGCCGGGCTGCTTGGGCAAGTGCTACAACAAAGCTGCCGCCGTATTTTTCCATTGCTTCAATAACTTTTAAATCTTGATCAGCCATTACTTTGCCCCCATTACGTTTTGTTCATAGTACACGCGCGGCGGTTTGCCGTTAATAAGCATTTTGGCCATATACTGCTGCGAGACTTGCTTGCGTTCGGCAAATTCAAACAGGTTGTTAATGCCGGCCTCCCCATGCTTGGCCAGAATATCGGCCGCCTTGCTAACGTAAAATTTCTGGTATTTTCCAAAGCCGTATTTGACCAGCTTATCAGATAAAAACAACCGAGTGTGGCCGGCAACTTCTTTAACCTTTTTGGCCACCTTAGTAACAAAAATATAGGTGCCGTCCCGGACCATGCGGCACAGCTTGGCAAAATAATGCTTCGGGTTTTCTTTACCCTTGGCGGTTGCGATCATGCGCCCCCATTCATCGGCTTTGCCGGCCTTTTCTAGTTTTATTTGTACGCCCCTGTAAAAAGGCAAAAAGCGCTGGTCGTCAATTAGTGCGGCCGCTTCACTGCCAATGCGTTTAAGCATTGTTTCATTGCGCTGGTTTGTAATTTTAAATGCCATTTAGACCCTCCATTTCGTATTTGTGTTTGAAATACGTGTCATGATTTTACCACGAGTAATTAGGCGTCCGCAAATCCGCTTACGGCAATGAGTGGAAAACCGCCAAAATCCTGTGGACAACGTGTGCAAATCGCCCCCTAAAAGCCTTGTGTATCTATATAGTATGTAAATATGTTTAAATAAACATTTCTATATAGTATGTAAAAACAGCAAATTAACAAAGGTGGTTTAGCCGGCGTGGTGGGTAAGCTGGTACCAAAAGGCCCGGCGGTTATTCAGTATTTGCTTAATTCGGTAGGTATGAAACTCGCGCTTATTGGCAAGTTCCCCGTCCCGGTATATTGGTAAAAATTCACCGGGCGTAAATTGGTAGTATTTGCTTTTGAAAATGTTTGTTATTCTTTGCATAACTATTACATAATAGCATAGTTAGCTTAGTTTGTCAATAACCTTACTGCTTCTAAATCACTGTCGCAAATCGGGCATTTACCGGCTGTGCGGCTGCTGCTGTGGTAGTTTGGGCATTTGTATATGGTCATAGTCATAAGCGCATTGTACGCCCTATGTCACATCAAAGCTGTAACATAAATTGCTTTATGGACTTAATTGCGCAAGCGGCATGTACTCGCCCTTTAGATCGTACTGCATTTTAAGCAAGTGGTACTTTTTGCCGTTAATAATAACCGTTTGGCCGGTGCGTAAGAATACTAGGGCCGGTCTGCCGTGCTGTATGGGCTGCTTGCGGCTTCGGTACTTCATGCGGCGCCGTCCGGCGGTTCTGGCCGTTCAAACTGCACTACGCGCGTCATATCATGCAATGCTGCCCTAAGTGCTGGCCGGCTTAAACGCTGCCACCTTAGTTTTTCCTCTAAGTGTGGGTATTCATCTATGTACGCCACGTTTTCGGTATCTGGGGCGGTTTCCGGTTGTGCTTCCATGCGGCTATTATACCAAATCAAAAAGGCTGCCAGCGCGACAGCCTAATTGACGAAATGGAGTTTCTTGCCACTTCGGGTTTGACCCCTGCTGCGACTACCGTTCACTATATCATAATGCTTTGGCCACCACCACTAGCACTGCGGTCTTTTTTAAACCTAATGGCGCCATAATAGGCAAACGCTGCTGCTTCGGTAGGGTCGCTTTGTATATCGGCGTTCATGCTGGCATAGCCAAACATGCCGTCCCGGCCAATATCACGGCGTTTTACGGTGCGTATGCTTACGTTCAGTACAGGCTGGTTAAAGTGGGTTAGTAGCTGGCGTTCAATGCCATCGTAAAAAGCTGCATAGGCTGCGCCGGCTTCGCGCACGTTCGGGGTCAATATCTTTTTGCTTATTTTCCGTTCGGACCGGGTCAACTCTTCAACCAGTAATTGCGTGCCGGCGGCGCCGTCAATGATTATTTTGTTGCACTTACGCCAACGTTCTAGCAACCATGCAACGATCCAGCTTGTGCCGGCCGACATGGGCCGCCTTTCAACAATTTCTACATGTACCTTGCCATTTGGCATTAAAACGCCCACAGCAAGGCTTACAGCGCTACGGTCGGGCGCAAACTTGACTGTATATACAATGTTTGGGTGTTCGGGTAATGGCACTGGCTGTTTTTCATTGCCGCCGTATGTTTCTGGCTTCACTGCCAACGGGTTCCACTGCTCGTCTGAAATGGCGCGCATGTTTTCAACGCCGGCGATCCAGCCAAGGCGCATTTTGTTAAAGCTATCTATGGCCATTTTTTTGGCTTCGTTTCGGACCGCATTAACCATTAAGAAGTAACCCAAGCTAGGGTTGGTTGCATACCAAGCCTCTTCGTCTTCGGGGTCGGTTATTGTTTCGACTGACCATTCCTGCCAGCATGTGGCCGTATCTTTGCCGTCCAATACGCCCTTGCGCACGCGCAAAAATACTGTACCGCTTGAGCCACTGGTAGGCGGCGTTCCAACACGTATAGTTTGCTGGTTCTGGCTTTTACCGGCTGCAACGGTAGGTAGTAAGGCTTCTTGCTGGGCGTCCGTTTCCTCTTGGTCTTCATCAAGTAACAGCGTGTCGTTGGTAGTACCAAGGCCACCGGTACGGGTTCGGGTTCTAAATACAGCCCGGCCCCGGTTGCGCAATTCTATATAGTCAAAGCTTTTTGGTTCTTTATCAAACTCATCTGTTAGCATGTCGCGTATTTCTTCCTCGGCATCATAGAAAAACCGCAACACGCGCCGCTTAATTTCCTCAACTGTTTTGTCGCTATGGGCCGTGTAAATAAGCGCTTCGCCCAAAAATATCATGCCACCAATAATGCGTGCTATGAGCAACTCGCTTTTACCGTTCTGGCGCGGCACCAGTAGGCCGGCTTCCGGGTTGACCCACTTCCAATTGCCCTCGGCGTCCTGTTCAACAGCCATCCACTTGTAAAGCACCATGCGTTGCCACAGCAATAACTTAATGCCGTAATGTTCCAGTAGTAGTATTGTTTTTTCAGCAAGCCAAATGTCGCCGTCTTTGTAAATATCTATTCTGGGTTTCTGGTTGCCAAAGCGCCGTGCCATTATTGGTTGTCCTCAATATCTTTAATTGTAACGCGTGACTTAAAGCTGGTATTACGTGCGCCGGTGCCGTTTCTGGTGGGCCGCTTGGTTTCCGGGCCGGGCATGTCTTCAAGCAATTTGCCGAGCATTGTGTTCTTTTTTGGCCCCATTCGTTTTTCTAGGTCAGCAATTTGGGTCATAATTTCGGTTAATTCACGCGCTAGGGCCGCCGTATCGCGCGCACCAGCGCCCTTTTGTAGTTTTTCGGCTATTGCATCACGTGTGGCCATTAAAACGCCCAGACGGTCGTTATTTGTGGCCAATTCCATAATGGTTTTGGTTTTCTTATCTTTTTGCGGACCGGTAAGCCCGGCTTGGTGTATTTTTCCAATGCGGTGTGGGTTGTTAATAATATCGTGCCACCAGCTTAATGCCGCGTAAGCTTCGGTGCTTAAAATGTCCTGCCCGGTGCTGGCCAGCAACCGTATTGCCGTTGGCGACAGTGTTTTAAAGTAATTCAACCACCCGTCATAGTCGTGCTGTTTAACTAGCTTTAATTTAAGCTTGCGCTCGTTCCATTCAGTGGCCAGCAATTTAAAGTGCTTGGCATCTAGGTTATAAAACCACTTTTCATAATCGGCCTCGGTAATTACCGGCTTTTTTGGCGCCGGCTTCTTTTTAGCGGCCTTTTTAGCCGGGGCTTTTTTCTTTTCAATAACCTTTTTAATTGGCGTTGGTTCGCTGGTTGGCCGTGTTGCTTTTGCTTTTTTCGCGGTCATTACATGCCCCTACCGTTCCAATAAAGCTTTTCATAATTGTACGGGCTGCCGGTGCCACGTGTTTTGTGATCAAGCAAGCTGCGCGTGTTTATAGCCTTAACCAGTTTGAAGCGGTTGTCGCTTATATCGTAACTGCTGAAATAAACCGGGTGTGGGCAATTGGCTACCCATTCATAAAAGGCTTTATGGTCAAAGCCGCCCTCTTTGTATTCGCTGGTTTTTTCATACGGTGGGTCGCAATAAATTACTGGCTGCTTGCCGGTTAATTGGACCGCGTCATAGCTTTGGCCGGCGGTAATTTCCAGCCGTGAAATGCCGGGCATATTCTGTATGTGTAGCAACCGTTCAATACGGCTAAAATGCTCAAGCTGGTTTAGCTTGGGCAACTGCCTATTAAGTACAATGCGGCGCTGGTATGGCGTGGTGTACCGCACAAAGTTCATAAACAGCGTTATGTTGGTGTCGTACCGGTTGTTTATAAATTCGGCCATCCACGTTAGGTTGTCTTTGCCAAACATTACCGTTTCATGGTATCGGCGTTTGTACTCTTCAATATCAGTGCCATACAGGTAGCTTTTTTGGTTATTGCCAAAGGACCAGCACGTTTGCAAAAAGCCGGCATACCAGTCGTCCCCATAACGAAATTTAAAAAAGTCTTCATGGCTTACAAAGTCAAGCGGCATGTGGCCGCCCTCCTGTATGAAAACAAGCAAGCTGGCAATGGCTTTGCTTAATTCGTTATAGTGGATGTTTATTTCCGGGTACTTGCGCACAGCATAAAGTGAAACGCTGGCGCCGCCGCCAAACAGATCGTAAAAGTCAGTGGCGCCGGGGTGCCGTGCCAATATAAAGGGGACCAGCTTATCAACTAGCTTTTGCTTTGACCCCATATATGGCATACCATAGTGCCGCGCCATTCAACCCTCCATTTCTGTTTCTAGGCTTCAAATTCAAATCCGCAATTTGGACATTCAACTTCATGCGGCTGGCCGTCTTTTGCCGCCGGTTCTTTTGGTTCGTCAATGTCGCCAAAATTAAAGTTTGGTACGCCCCACTTTTCCAGTTCAGCAACGTCCCACTGGTTAGCAATAATGTCGGTGTCCCATTCGCCACTTGCCGTATTATCTTTAATAATAAATTCGCGCTTCTGGGCCGCCGTAAGGCCAAATACTTGCTTCACGGTAACATCAGTGTAGCCAAGGTCTTTAAGTGCGTATATGCGCTGGTGGCCGCCCAAAATGGTTAGGTCTTCATCGACTACTATTTCGCGCAACTGCTTCATTTCGGGAAAATCAGTCAGCGACTTTTTAAGCTGCTCGTACTGCTTCCGGTTTATTTTGCGTGGGTTTTCGGCGTTCGGTATTAGCTTGTCTATTTTTTCAACAAATACTTTGACCGTTACTTCTGGTTTTGGTGCTTTAGCCATGCCACTTTTTCCTTTCTTAACCGGGTAGTCCCGTTTTGTGGTTTCTGGCGCAATTATACCACCATAAGCGACTTGCAACAATCGGTAGGCCGTTTTATACTGGCACCAGTTGTTTAATTAAGAAATGGAGTATTAAAATGCAAAACAACAACCAGCAAAATAACAAAGCCGTGCAAAAAATTGCCGACATAACAGCCGCTATTGTTGTGTTCATACTAAGCGCCGCATTTATAGCACTACTACTTGGCCTTTGTATATGGGCCGCGATCTGGCTAGGCAACAATTTGCCACGCTAAAACAAACAGCGCCAATTTAAAAAGCCCCCATTTGCGAGAGGGGGCTTTTTGTTTGTGTGTTGGTTAGCGTACCAGCGTTGGACCGTCTACGTCCTGCGCTTTTTGCGCAATGCCGGTAGGCTTCCATAGGCCGTAATACATAGCCACAGAAATACAAAACTGTGGTAGCGCTAAGAATAACGCCCGACCTATGTCAAACGCGGTGTTATCGGCCACAGCGATGCTTAAACCGGTAACAACGGACGTTACCAATGTAAGCGCGGCCAATAACCATGCCTTTTTAGCGGCTGCTGTAACACGGGTGGTTACAAAGCCTACGGCAATTGGCAAAAGCACTGCCAAAACTAACTGAATTACTAAAGCTGGGTCAACTGTAAATACTAAATTCACGTTATAGTCCTAACTTACGATTAACTATTGCTTGCACTGTACCATAATCGTAACCGGCACGGGCAAGGCGGTCTTTGCGATCTTGTCCATTACCCCAACTGCCAGCAATAACCTCGTTGGCAATTTGGTCGTTTGACTTACGTGCTGGGGCGCTTCCGCCGCCAATGCCCAGCTTCGTATTAACAATGCTTTGGACCGCGTTGTAGTCATAGCCTGCGGCCTGCAAACGGCTGCGGCGTTCATCGCCGTTGCCCCATGAGCCGGCAATTACTTGGTCGGCTACTTGGTCGTTGCTTGCGCGCTGCGGTACGGGCGCTGGTGCTGCGCTACCGCCGACTTTTTGGTTCACAATGGCTTGTATAGCGTTATAG